CCACTGCACACGCCGTTGCTAGAGCAGGCTACCAAGTAGTTCCAATTGATGTGACAGAAAACTACACCATTGATGTATCCAAAATTGGCAAGGTAGATGCAGTAGTGCCAGTTGACCTTTTTGGTAATATGAGTGATTGGCACAGCTTAACTCGGTTAAGTATGCCCATTGTCAATGATGCTGCTCAAAGTTTAGAAAGCCACGATTGGGAAAGCTGGAGTGCTAAAAAAGGTCTGATAAGTTGTGTCAGCTTCAGTCCCAGCAAAACTATTTCTAGTTGGGGATCGGGCGGTGCATTATTGACTGACAATGAGGACATGGCCAATTTGGCTAGACGTTTACGTATTCACGGTAAATTACGAAACGATGATGTGGCTGTGGGTGCCGGGTTAAACAGCATAATGAGCACCATGGAAGTGGCCGCAGTACTGGTAGGACTTAAATATTCCCAAAACTGGCAGGAACGCCGTACCCGAATCAGCGAGTATATAAGAACCAATTGCAATTTAAAATCAGCCAACGATTCTACCGGATTAATGAAAAATACCTACCACAAGTTGGTATTTCAAGCAGAAGATCGTGACGAACGAGTAAATAACTTAAACAGTCAAGGTATTGGCGCTGCTGTGCATTATCGCCATACAGTCAATGACGAATCTCTCTACACTACAAAACGATCTTTTCCTGTAAGCGATAGACTAAAATCTATCAGTTTTACAGTACCAAATCAACACACACTAACTGACGCCGAAGTTGAGCGTATTGTAAAGGCATTAAAATGAAAATATTAATATTGGGCGGGCACGGATTTATTGGGCATCATACAGCTCGTCAACTGTTGGAATCGGGACACGAAATACACACAGTTGACCTACATCATAACTACGGCGAATACCAACCGTGGGAATACGAACCGGTTATGGATCAGCGTATCAGTTATATGGGTGCTCATTGTCACTACCAAGGTGATGTATGTGATGCTACATTTATGAACGCTGTATTCGATGCTGCCAGACCTGATGTGGTTATTGATCTTGCTACATATCCCAATGCCAAGATGGTCAAGAAGAATGTAGTGGATGCCACAACCAATATGGTAGCGGCCACTGCTATTGCCTTGGATCTATGTGTCAAGTATGAGGTCAAGCGTTTTGTATTGGCATCGAGCTCAATGGTCTACGGAGACTTCGATGCATTTGACGGTGCGCCCAATGAAGATGCGGTATGTAATCCACTGACCTTGTATGGTAGCTATAAACTACAATGCGAACGTATGTGTAAGATTTGGAATAAAGAACACGGTATAGAATATTCTATTCTGCGTCCAAGCGCATTGTATGGCACAAGAGATATGGTAGTGCGTGTTATTAGTAAAATGACTGTGGCTGCACTCAAGACTGGTCAGATGATTGTTAATGGCCCAGACAATAAATTGGACTTTAGTTATGTCACTGATGTAGCCAGTGCGTTTGCCGAAGCTGCTGTCAATCCCAATGCAGCCAATCAAATCTTTAACTGCACTCGTAACAATGGACGCAAGATTATTGAAGCCGCTGAACTGGTACGTGCTCGTATTCCCGCAGAGATTGTTGTAGAACCACACGATGCTTTTTATCCCAACCGCGATACCTTAGACAGTAGTCGTATGGTTGAGATGACCAATTGGCGTCCTACAGTTGATATCGAACAAGGTATTCCTGCTTACTTGGACTGGTTCCTTGCACAAGACTTCTTAGATCAGTTTTGATCAGGCTCCTGATTTTGTTCAAGGTTTTCTAAATAGCCTCGAAGGTCGTTGCCGTACAAAGTCAACATTGTGGCCTCCTCTTCCTCAAATACAATTAACTTTTGTCTCTTCAGCAGATAGTACATACCTTTGAACACACGTTCCAATTGAAGAAGATTGTGATTGGTAAGTTCGTCTCGAAGTGGAAACTCGTAACTGGTCAATTTGAGAACAGCCTTGACAAACTGTAAGCCTTGCAAAGTCAGTCTAAGACTGTTGGCATCTGTGGGATTTTTCCACCAGCGTTGCTGCATCTCGGTAGTCTGAGCAATAGGCACATTGGCCTGCTGGCAAAATATTTTTGTGAGTTGGCGTTGAGTATAACGCTTAGGGGTAGATTTGGTCACCGGCACGTAACAGCACCACAGTGAACTTGTCGGTCTTGAAAAGAACGTTTAATTTTTTGGCCAAGTTGATGGCGTGTCCTGGATTACTGAAAGAAACTTTTTTGTATTTTGGTCCTGGGTATGCAACTAAAATATTATGAGTCTTTAGATTGATAGGTTGGTTATCATAAAAGACTGCCCAGATGCCTTCAGAACTCAGCACCTGTTCGCTTTTATAAGTAGTTTTATTTACGTGGTCCAACAACACCGTTGGCTTTGGTCGACTCATTTCATATATCCTTGATCTACACTTTATTTATCTTCTTAATATACGCACTTTAAAAACCACCGCCGTCCATATTGATGCTGACACCGACAATTGAGCTGTCCTGAGTCTTGCTTAAACTGGAAATTGTGGCCATCAAATCGTAAATTTCAGCGTGTAAACTTCTAGCTTCCTGTGCATTTAAGGTCAATAATTTGCCATTGCTTTGATTCATTGTTCTTACTCGGTCGTTGAACAATTTGATATGAAAAGATAAGTTATTGTCCATTTGCCTCTTTCATTGATTCTATCATACGGTCTTGAGTCTTGAAAGGACCTTGATATTCGTAACGATTCAACGTAATAAGTTTTGGACAATATGCACGAACCCAAGTACTAGAGAATTTGATAATGTAGTAGCCAGCACAGAAAAAGCTCTTTGACTTTGCACCTTTTGTGTAAATTGGAAGATAGCGTTGTACATCCAAGACCTGATTGTGTGGTCGACTATTAGTAGGGAATCCGTAAACATCATATACATCTTGTTTTTCTTTCTTGACTTTTTCTGCCTTGGCAAATTCGATATTGTATTTTTTACTCAACAGTTTGATTGTGGAAAACATTTCACGTTGATTGTCGTGAACATAAACAAAGCCGCCTTCTTCAATGGCCATTATGTTTCCAACTTTGCGGCCGGAATCTTCTACGATCCACATTTTATTTTTTACTATGGGTTTTGCTATCAGTTCGGTCATTTTGTTTCCTCTGCAATTTTTTTATATCCAGCGTAAGTTGGATGTACGCCGTCGGCGCTCCTTGGTGCTCCAGTTAATACGGTGTCTCCGTTTTCTTTTGCCACCACAGCAACAGCCTGCATAACTCCCGGCTTGATGCTTGGCATAATCCAATACACTCGATTGGCCTGTGTCAACCGTCTAATGGTACGCAACTCTTCTAAAGTATTGGTATCTGACAGATCATTGGAGCCAAGGCTGATAATGACATTTTTTGCCAGGTATGGACTTTTGCCAACATTGGCATTGAGCCAGTTACGACTGTTGATTCCGGACTTCACATACGCTACACATTCGGTTCGTATGTCACTTACACCTTTGGCGATACTGTCGCCCATGATCAAACAATCTAACATTATTTTACCATCCTTTGTTTTCTACATTCTTCTTTGACCTTGACTGGTATGTCAGGGCTAATTTCTGCCAAGCGACAATCATATCCAACTTCGTGTGGCAAAGTGGCGTTGATGCCGTAGATCAAGCCACCCAAGGATCCACCTAGGATCAGCAAGGCAGTCCAAATCAACACAGTTTCTTTAAGTTTACTTTTACTCATTTACGACTTAAAAAATAATTGAGTGCAATAAATGCCAGGTCAAAAGAAACACCGCCCCAGTTGCCCACTGCAAATTCGCGCAAGGCATCTAGACTCAACCAGCCAATGATAAACCAGGTGATTTCTACATAATTATTTCTATACCAACGTTGAATACTGTTCATACTATGATCCTTTTTTCATCCATTCTTTGATTGATGCCACTGTTTCTTTTTCGATACCCAGGAACCCGTGATTGGACCAAGGTCCACATTCGTCTCCACTGTTGTAGCCACCTTCCATCATGACAGCATCTGTGCCGTAACGCTGTGCTTCACGCACAGAATTTGGGCCACTGGTCCAACGGCAACTGTCGTAGATGTGTCCAACAACAAGATTTCTGCTTTTTAAGCCACGCCCGTCAATGGCCCCGACCGATGAAGTGTGTATAAATCCGGCAACTTCTCCATCCATTTTATTGGCATAGTATAGTGTGTCTTTTGTGCTGTAGCTGGTCCCGGCAATGTACACCTTGATACCGGGATAACGATTTTGTAAATCTGCCACAATGCCCCGCATACGGTTGGCGCTGCCGCCTCGATCTGTTACCACTGCCACAGTTTCCTGATCAGCAAACAACAATCTGGCACGAACTAAAAAATTACCTTTGGCACTGAAAAAAATACGACCATCTTCTTCTTTTTGCAATCCAATTGTGCCGTTGCCGCCAGGCATTACAATGATAGCATACTTGGGTTTTGCACCCGGATACTCAGTCAACACATAATCAATTTTGTCACCATCAGGGTAACGGGCAGTATCAATATAATGATCTGGAGCATAATCCCTGGCCGTTACTTCGCTTGGTACACTGGGATTGTGGCTTTTATAAAAATCAACATCGTGCTGTGCATAAACACCGGCACTGGTTAACAATAAAATTGACACTAGCAGTTTTTTCATACGTTCTCCGGATACGGTGCTTCTAAAAATTTAACAAAACCATCAGCTTGCTCTGACATTTTGATCAGATCATACTTGCCACAAAACTTCAAAAACTGAGCTCCTACCATTGGACGATTGAGTGGAACACTACCAGACGCAATGGTTTCAGCAATTTTAACTTTGACGTCATCGGGCTGTGCTGTAAGATCTACCAGCACACGATTGCGATTGTAGTCATCCAAGACACGATGTTCCACGCCGTTGTGGTCGGTCCAACGCTGTAGCATTAGGTTGTTCCAAGCAAAGCCTTTCGAATCTTTGTCGGCAAATGCCTCTGCAAGTCCCACTTTATTTTTACTTCCCACTTTGCGGACCCCGGGGTACGCCGAAAAGATATTGTCGGTTGGATCTCCTCGCATACACTTTTCGAAAAGTATCCACTTAGGATCCGGAATTGTTTTTGCTTCCTTAGTTTTTTTATCGATGACTGCCTTACCTTTTTTGTCGAAAATACCTTGAATAGTGTGGAGCTCATCTGCAATTCCGTTATATTGATTTACGTTGTCGGCCAGTAACTGGTGAAAGTCGGTGTCGCTACTGACAATGGTGTGATGATCCTCGGGATGACTTTGAATCCATCCAGCCACTAGATCATCTGCTTCTAAATTGGGGTGTTGCAATACAGTACAATTGGTTTTGGTACTTAAAAAGTCTTTGAGATTGTCGAAGGTTTCCCAAAACAATCGATCTTCTTCGGCTTCTTTTTCTGTGAGTGCGGCACGGGCAACTGCACGGTTTTTCTTGTAGGGCTCGTAATGATCTTTGCGCCAGCTACGTCCTTCCAAACAAAAAATAACGTGATCAGCTTTTTGATCTCTCCAGCATTTATTAACACTGGCAAGAGTCACGTGAATAGCAAAACCTAGTTTGTCCCACGTGTCACTCTGACGATGGGCACTATGTCTAGCACGAAAAAATGTATTGGCTGTGTCAACAATTAGATATCTCATAACATAATAATAGCATATTATTCATTTAAGGTCAATCGTTTTTAAAGTAATTTTGGTACAAAAAATCAGCCCAGGCCTTGTGTGCAGATGGCCCAAAATGCATACTGCCGGGCGAAACAGTTTGGTAACTGTGGGTTTTTAGCCACACACAATAGGTCATTGATTCACTGTAAGGATCAACAAAATGTCTACCCCAATCCAGCTGAGTTCCACCAATATTAGGCACAAATTCAAAACTGTTAAATGTATTAAAAAACAAATGTGGTATTTTTGCGTCGGCTAATTCTTGATGAAACTGAAAAATTTCTTGGTGCAATGCTAGAGTTTTGGCATTGATAATTTCGGGCCTGGGCTGATCGATTACCCATTGTCGATACCGATCAGCTAGATCGGCTGGTACGGTTTTGGTACCTCCGCCAGACACCTGATAATAAACGCCATCGTGCAACCACTCTTCTCGCTCAAACGGACTCCAACCAATTATGATAAGATCAGGCTGTGTATGTTTGAGATATTCTCTGGTGGTGCGTATGATCCTGGCGTTGCTACCACCTGATTGGGCTTCGCACACCAAATTGGCACCCAGTTGATTGGCCAGATGTTGACCGTAACTGCGTTTGATGCATTCAGTGTGAACATTCTTTCCTAAGATGCTGCCTTGCAGTCTCTGATACTGGCCAGTAACGTCGTCTAGTTCTTTTAATACACCTTTGTGGTTGTGTACCAATTCTGCACCAACACTATGGCTGTCGCCGTTTATGTACAGGATCATTTGTTGAAGTAGTTTTGATATAAAAAATCAGCCCAGGCGCGGTGAGCGTCCGGCCCATAGTGGTAAGAATCTGGGGTCACTCGCTGAAATCCACGAAGTCGCAACCATTCAAAATAGGTAAATTGCTTGGAATACGGCTCAAAGTAATGACCCTCCCAATCTAGGTGATCTTCTTTATCAAACCAACTGTAAGTGTTAAAAAACAAATGCGGAATATCCAATTGATCGAGCTCCTGGTGCAACTGCCAAATTTGAGTGTGGGCAATCTCCATTGATTTTTTGTGGTCAATTTTTAACACGTATTGTTTATAACGTTCTTTGAATTCGGTAGGCCAATCAAACCCAACGCCGCCACCATTGATTTGCCACCATTGCTGTGTGCCTTCGTGAAACCATTCTTCTCTTTCCCAAGTGCTCCATCCAATGATGATCGAATCGGGACGATTGTGTTTGAGGTATTCTCGAGTGGTTCTAAGTATGCGATCGTTACTGCTGGCTGAAACAGCATCACACACAAATTTGGCGCCAATACGATCGGCCAACAGCTTGCCGTAACTGCGTTGTACACATTCTGGGTGCGGATCTCGACCCCGAGATTCGCCAATCACTTGCCAATCGTCATCGTCGGTTTCACGTGCTATCAAATAACGTCCTTTGATGTGAACCAATTCTGAACCAGCACTATGGCTGTCACCGTTTACATATAAT